CGGCGGCAAGAAATACAAACTAGTCGGCCTCAAGCCGAACCGTCCGAAGTATCCGATTCTCGCCGAGCATGGCGGCAGTCGATACAAACTACCAGAGCGAGCAGTCGCATCGCTGCAGGAGAAATCATGACTGTTCAAATCAAACTGTGGGTAAACAACCAGCGAAAGCTGGAGTGGTCCATAGAGGCCGAGGAACTCGCCATTAGGTTCTGGGAGTGGGAGGCCAAGGAAAAGGTCACCGACTCGTGGCCGCTTGATCGCTGCATCCGCAAGTTCATCACCGACAGCGAGGAAGAGGGAGGGCTGCAGAGCGTGTTCGACGAGGATCAGTACAACGATATCTACAGCAGCATCCGCAACGCATGGCCATCGGAGACTGACCCGTCCGACTATCCTGTCGCTGACCACGAGGATGACTGACATGATTACCTACCAAGAGTATCCGAACAAATTGGCCAAGTGGGGTATCGCTGTGTATGTCGACAAGAAGCTTGTGGGCTATATCGAAAAGGTCAACGGCGATGGTTACCGATACGCCGTCAAGGGCGCAGCCAAAGCAAATAAGTTCGGCCGAATATTCCCCACCATCGACGAGGTCAAGGCCTCGCTGGAGGCGGAATGAGTACCTACAAGATCGTTCGGTTCTTTCACGGGAAAGCAGGTGCCGATGGGCATCTGCAATCCCGCAAGCGAACCATTGAAACAGGCCTGTCTCTGGACCAGGTGCAAGAACATTGCAATGACTCAGAGAGTTCATCCACCACCTGCATCAACGCCGCAGGGCGCGCACGGACGCGCAAGCACGGCGATTGGTTCGACGGTTATTACAGGGAGTAAATCATGGGCAGAAGCAACATCGAATACATGACCAAAGAGATCGCCGACAAACTGGTCGGTGCCAAAATCACGGGAGCAATTGAGTCACCTGGTAACGATTTTTCCGAGGGAAGCTTTGGCTTCAACGTAGCCACGGAGCAGGGCAAAACCCTGCAGGTCTGGGTTGACATGGACCCCGAAGGCAATGGGCCGGGTTGGCTTTCAATTCAGGAGTCGGCCTAAGGATGTCGACTTCCAAGTCCTGAACGCGAACAGCATTTTCATTCTGACGCCACTCACCGAGGCGGCAGACGATTGGGTGGAAGAGCGTGTCTCTCTCACCGAGGAAACCCAGTATTGGGGCAAGAAAGGCATCGTGATCGAACACCGCTACATTAGCGACATCATCGAAGGGATTCTCAACGATGGCCTAACCATGGAGGCAGCAGGATGATGTATCAACTAGATATCCAGACCGAGGGCCAGTTCGTACGATGTGCGCAGAGCCGAGACCCTGAGAAGCTTTCGAAGCGCAAGGAAAAGGAACGCGCCACTCAGTTCCGCTCCACCGGGCATCGAATTTTTCGCGCCGATCGCAAGCGAAATAAGAACGGCGAGCTTGCCGGTGGACCGCGCGGCGCAGGACGTTACGCCAACGGCGGCACACCCTGCATTAAGTACCAGGCAAAAGCTTTGGCCGAGCACATCCTGAAGATCAAGCAGAAAACGATTCATGTTTTCCCGCTGGGCAAGACATCGAACACGCTTTCGAATCAGTTCAGGCTGTATCTTTTCAGCGCCGTCCTTGGAACCAGCAAGACATGGCCGTGCGATCGTGATCGCATCAAGTGCGAGGATCGGCTGACCGAACTCGGGTACACCATCATTGAGGTTGACCCAGACAACTGGAAGTCCACGCCATGAACAAGTACCGAATCAAGGCCGTCATGACATCCGTGTGCTATCTGGACATCGAAGCCGAGGATGAAAACGACGCTTACCGCAAAGCCAAGGATGCCGATGGCGGACTCTTTGCTGAAGAAGAATCCGAAGGTGATTGGGAAATCACCGATGTCGACGAGATCAAGCCTACGCCTACCAGGGTAATCGTTACCGTCGCCGATGATGACGAGGCAGAGACCATCTGCCAGGTGCTTAGTTGCGCTTCGAAAGAGGATGCGAATTTCAACTTCCCATTTGAACTCCAGGTGGAGGTAGTCCCAGGTGAAAACGATCCAACATGATGATCGCTATTACGTCGACCTGAATGGGTTCGACAGGATAACCGAAGCCCTGCAGTACGCCGGGTTGCTGCAAAAAAATGGCGAAAGGCGATCAATCCCAATCTACCAGCACGGCAAGATCGTGCGCTTCAAGAGGTTCTAATCATGGCCACCGTAGTATTTGAGAACGACATCTTCAAACTGGTCACCGTGGATGGCAAGCCGGACACAGTAAGGATTGTCTGGAAAGTGCCAGAGGATCAGCGCGAATTGAAAATTATCGATGGCGGCAAAGACGATGTCGTCCACCCCTACTTTGAGGATGGACAGTGATCGAATTCTCAGAAGACACCATCGGCATCTGGTTTGTCGGCATGCCAGAGAGCGATTGGCTCGCCTCCATATACATGAAAGACGACAAGCCGTGCCTGGTCTACAGGTTTCGCTATCACGTAGACGACAAGTCCTTCGATTCCAAAGACCAGAAGAACTGGTACCAGATGGAACCGAATGAGGCTGACCCCGGCGACCTGAAAAAATTACTAGAAGTCGTACGCACCATCGCTGGCCTGATGGCCGCTCAGGCTGAGACCGAAGTGTACGAACTGATGATGGAAGATTTCGCTGACTCCGCTGCCTTCTTAAAGGAGTTCGGCAAGGCACCGTTCGTATCCATGGAAGAGGAGAAACTACATTGAATAAGGAACCGCTGGTTGAACCGATGTCGATCACGAACATCGTTATAGACATGCATGTCAAAGCTGATCGCGAGAAGATTCGCCAGAACACCGCTGACGATCACGGCCTTGCCTCCAAGGGTTACTACTACCTGAAGGCAGACAATGACACGCTGCATCCCCCCGCCGGGTGGCTCGCCCAGGAGGGCAAAAAACTTCACAAGGATGATTGGACTTGCCGATATGTCAGGGTCAATCCGAGGATCGTCAATGCCACCAGGCCGCACTGCTGTGAGGGCCAGATCGGAAGCTTCGAAATAAAGCGCTGGCCTGATGGCCGCATCGTGTTGCTGGCGATCGACAAGCTAATGATTGCCCACCTGTTTGTTTGCGAGGTCATTCCCGAGACGCTGTTCCAACGAGTGGTCAGCGCTGGTCTGGAGTTCGACCATCACGAGAGCGATCTCTATGTGAAGGACTGCGCCGACCTGCAGGGGATCCTGGAAGATTTCCCAACGCAGAAACGTAATGCTCGTGCATTCACGAGCGAGATCGATCGCAACCGGTGGATCGACATTCCATTTTCTTACGAACCATTCTGGATTAAGAGGGAGGGAACCCATGAACAGGAATGACCAGAGGCGCGTCCTCGAGGAACTGTGCAACAGCCTGAAAGAACACCTGCTTGATCGCATCGACGATGTCCCTGAAGACTGGGACGGTCACGAGATTAGGCGCTGGTTTGGCGAGCGAGCAAAGTCTGAATGCGACTACGCGCGCATGAGTCCGGCTCGGGTTCGCCGCTACAACAACGAGGTCCTGGTGAGAAATCTATGAGCAACGACAAACCGACTGACCCGAACAATGCCAAGAGCATGGAAGACAACAACATCCACATGTTCATGCACTGCGGCAAATGCCTTCAGGACTTCAAGGATGACGCGCCCGGAACCGATGGCGAAAGCCCGTCCACCTACTCGCAGCTTGAGATTGGCTGGACATTATTGGGCATTCAGGTCTGGTGCCGCCGGCATGAGTGCAACGTCATACATGTGGACTTCGAAGGCCAGAAGCACCCAGCCGTATGAGCGCCGAGTTCGAAGTGCAGACCTACACCTTCTGCGATGGCTGGATCAACACTTGGCTTGAGGATGATAAGCTTCGGACTTTCCCGAGCGAACAGGCAGCCAACCAGGCGCTTGATGAATTCTTCGACGATGTCAAAGAGGCAGGCCTCGACTACAGCCGAGACGACTACCGAGTCGTCAGGAACCGATAGCCCGATCCGCACCTGCACCATCTGCCTGGGGCCATTCAATCTTGACACTGAGGGTGGCGTCGAAGGCTACATCGGCATGCTGACCGTCGCCTTCTGCGTGACCTGCAAGGCAGGCATCTTTGATTTTGTCGAGGAACACTCGCCACCCAGGGAAGAGGGTTAAGACGGCGGCCCTTTCAGGATAATCTGAGGGTAACAAATCGGCCAGGAGCGAGATGTTGCGACCGGGTACCCGACACGGAGTCGGCAATCGCAAGAGCTTACTCGGGCCGCCTTAATTCAATATAACAATTCTTCCAGGCGAACGACAACCTTTCCGCCTTTAATGATCTCCTCTTGCATCAGCGTTCGATGGCCCTTGATCTGGCTGTCATTCAGGAACACGCAGGCATGCTCGAGCGCGTCGATCAGCGGCTTGTAGTGGTTGTCGAGATCTCGCTCGCGCCGATCCGGCGCATAGAAATCCATGTGCATCAGCAGCGGTTCGCGGTAGCCCTTGTTCAGGCGATTGCGCAGCACGTACTCCTGCACATCCGCTCGGTATGCATGGCCCTTGTCGCCGACTCGCTTCATCACCCTGGTGTTCTGTCGCAGCCAGACATGCAGGCCATCCATGCCATGCTGTTTGATCTGCCTTGCAACGACACCGCCTGCCGGCGGCATCGCGTACTCCATGAAATAGCTGTTGATTGATGGCGGCCAGGGAAGCTCGAGCGTTACTGGTTCGAACGTCGTGCCGAGATCAAGCGATGGTTGTGCTGCTCTATCCATAACTTCGCGCTCCGGATTACGTCGTAGCCAAGCTGCCCATTTACGTCTGTCAGATGGTCGATCTGTGACCCGAACGTGCGTTCCCATTCATCTACCCAGCCAGTCACGCCAACCCCGGAGTCGATGCCAAACTGTCCGGTGTGATAGTTCGAGTGCAGCGGAATCTGCAGGTACGGGCAGGCCTTCTGCGCCGTGCCTGGGTTTCGGAACAGGTCTTTCATACTGCCGCCATGGCAGTGGTGCAGGGTCACAGGTGTTCGGTGACTTACGACGCACTTCAATTGCCTCAGGGTTTTCTCGTGCCGGCTGACAGGGACGAGCTCAGAATAGCCCATGCTTGTGCAGCCACCAGTGGAACCTGTCCGTTTCCAATGGCTTTAAGTCTGTCCACCCGAGAGGCCACCCCATGAGCCACTCGACCCACGTCGGGTTCAATTGTCCAGTAGTCGCCTGCCTCCCCCCCTCCGAATCGATGATCTCCGTAGTCAAGGATTTCTGGCTGCCCTTCTTGCCGCGGGTCCTGTCCTGGTAACCCAGTCTCCCCTCGTGCGCTGCCGGCGTCGGCCAAACCTGCACCGCCCCGGCGAGCTTGCTCTTCGCCGCCACCTTCTCGTAATCCGTGTTCTCGCCCGTGTCCTTGTGATCCCTGGCATTCGGCGTCGGCCATTGCTGATGCACTGTGATCGAGAGGTTCGGCGACTTCCGGTTTCCCTGAGTCGTACCCCCCTGGTTCCCGTCCGATGCATTCGGCGTCGGGAATAGTTTCATGTGATTGTCCAGACCCTTGTGCCGATCGTAGCTCCCCGCTCCCCGCCCCTTGTGATCCTGCGAGGTCGGCGTCGGGAACATCTGATTCGCCTCCTCGTAACTCGGGCGGCGTGGATCGCTCGATGAATACTTCGCCTGCTCCATGTCGCCCTTTGTCATCATCGAACTCGTTGGCGTTGGGTACAGTTCCGCATCCTTCGCTGCCTTCTGTTGGACCGCAAGTATCAGAGGCGTCCCGCCCGGAACTGCGTTCGCTCCCCTGGTCAGCTTCTTGTCGGTGTGTCTGTCCCTCGCCGTTGGCGTCGGCCAGGTCCCCTTGCGAGCCATTCCCTGGAGGCTTGGGGTCTCGTCCTGACGATCCCCGCTCCTGCTCGTCCCGCCCCCGCCTCCGGCTGTCGGCGTCGGGAACTGCTCCACAAACTCCGCCGGCGTCGGCGCCGTGTCCCTCCTGAATGCCTCCGATCTCTTGCTCCCCTTGCCCCTTGAGTCCATGCTGGTTGGCGTCCCTATCACCGGCTTCCTTGGGCCCCTGCCCGTTCCCCCGTCGCCGCGGACGGCGTCGTCCAGGCTGAGACCTGGGTGCGCCTTGCTGCCGGGCGTGTTCCTCGAGCCGCTGCCCACGCTCGAGGTTGGTGTCGGCCAAGTCTGCACCGCTCGCGACAGCGTCCGCTGCGTGTGGTGCTTGCGACCCGGAAGGTACAATCGCTCGTGTGTCTTGTCCTGGTTCTCCTTGATCTCGTCGATCATCTCCTGAGTCGGCTGCGATTCCTGAGCTCCGGGCGTCGGCCACATCAGTGAATTCCCCACCTCTGACTTGAGATTTTTTCGCCCCGTCCGATTGTTGTACCTGGTCTGCGTCATTACCGATGTCCGATCTGCGTCCATCGCTTTCGGTGTCGGCCACTGTTTTGCCCAGCGATCCAGGCTCACTGACTTGTTGGTCTCGTAGTTCAGCGTCTCCGTGCTGGTCGACTCCCTCTCGATGTGATCCTGGGTCGTCGGTGTCGGCACATGATGATTCCTCCCTTCGCACAGCGAGGACCCACATTCTGTTTCTTCGATGGGGCGCGCCGACATGCCAAGCTCCCAGCACACACCATCGTACGTCATACCCCAGTTCGGCAAGGCCTGATATGACGGTGCCAAGGCCACGGGTACGGAGCATCGGGACGTTTTCGGCGAATACAAACCGAGGCCCAATCTCTCCAATAAGTCGGAGATACTCAAACCACAGGCCGCTACGCTCGCCGGTAATGCCCACTCCACGACCAGCTGAACTGATGTCCTGGCAGGGGAACCCTCCGGTAATGACATCAACAAGTCCCCGAAAAGGTCGCCCGTCGAAGGTCGTGACGTCGTCCCAGATAGGGAAGCGCTCGAGATATCCTTCGGCCTGACGAGTAAGGATGACCTGCCGACAATACTCATCGATCTCGCAGGCTGCGATCGTAGTCCATCCAAGTAATTTGGAAGCGAGAAGTCCGCCCCCCGCTCCCGCAAATAATGCCAACTCATTCATTCACACTCCGCCAGTCTGCATACGGTTCACGTATCTGCTCATGGAAAATTTTAGCCGCAGCAGGGTTGTTGTCAAGATCTGACCTTGATTCGATGTCGCATCGCCAGCGCACCCACCGGGCGACGCGGTTCTCCTTTGCCCACCAGTGGATCGATCGTGCTTTGTTGTTCACCAGGGCGCGCTCCTCGAGGTAGAGGATAAACATCTCATTGTTGCACAGCAGGTAGCAGTACTGACTGAGCTTCTGTCCAGCCCGGGCATGTGCGTCTTCTACCTTGCCGCGCTTGTCCTGGTCGATAGCCGAGTCATCGTCATCAAGCTCCACGAAGGCGGCCGAGAACATGTCGCCCGGCCGGTCACCTTTCCTGCCGCGGTAGCCGGCGAACGGATGATGGTCGGTCTCATCGTCCAGCCAGAATGATACCCAGAATCCCTGAGCCAGGGGCTGGCCGCCGGACATCAGCATAAGCTCACCGTTGAACATCGGCTCGTCCTTTCCAATCACCGTCATGACCATCAGGAACCTGGTGCCTACCCTGCCACCTCGGCGCCGGACAAACTGCGCGAACGGATGCATCAGCAGCGGCCGCCGCGGTTCCTCCATTAGCCTGAACTTGACCGTACGCCCGGAACTCAGGTCCCATTTCGCATCCAGTAATTCGAACCCGCCCTTGTAGGCGATGATCGGTAGCGTCTCTTTGCGAGGCTCAATCTGCTGTGGGTTCTGGGATACCATTCTGTCGTTTCCATTCGGCGTATGACATCGTGCCGCGTGGCCTATCGTCCTCGATCTGCTTCGGTTGGTTCAGCCAGGGACGGCCCTCAGGAATGCGCTGACAGGACTCAACGAACTGGCCGAGGTTGGCTGGGTACGCGAGCGCCTCTTCCGCCAGGTTCTTCAGTCCACGCTGAATCTCCTCGTCACCGAGCAGATCAATAGCCTGGAGCCAGAGTGCCGGCGGCTCGGAGCCATGCTCCCGATACAGCGCCTTGCCGTAGATTTCAGCCAGCTGGACCCACACCAGCATCGCCCTAGTCGAGTCCGGCTTTCTCTCGATTCCGGGCGTGGATGTCATCAAATGTTTCGGTACGAGTTCGCTGAGTTTTTTCACCAGCGGTTTCCTCTTGGATGGGATCGTCCCATCGATCTTGGTTGATGAACGTCAGGGGGTTTGGCACGAAGCCTCGGAGCCACTGGCTGTCGCCTTCGATGCGGTCTCTGACGTTCTGGATTATCTGATCAGCGAGGCGGTCCAATCGTCTCGCTTTCCATTTTGCCAGGCAAGGCTTCTTGCCCGACTTCTTCGGGTAGGTCTCCCAGAATTCGGCGAATCGATCTATTGGTTTGTCTTTACTCTGGTTATGGTTATGGCTCTGGATCGTTGCCGTCTCGTTGCCCTCCCGTTCGAACGGGAAAGGAACGCCCGTTCGATGTGGTTGTTTCTTAGATGTTTTTCGGCGTGACTCTCCAGACTTTTTGCCTGCCTGACGACGCTGTTCGGTGGCCGCCAGCACCTTGTCGCGCTCAATTTGCAGTCGCTTGTTCCGGTATGAAACGACAGGGCCGTCATCGAATTTCTCGAAGCAGGTACCGATCTCGTTCTCCCAAGATTCCATGAACTGGTCGTGGCCACATCCGGCAATCCTGACCATCATCGGCTCGCTGCCCGGAATCTTTCCATTGATCCACTGGTAAATCAGCAGTCGGATGTAGATGCCGATCGACTCCACCGACATGTGCCTGGTATCGCCGTCGAAGTCCGACACGTAGAACGGGAAGTAGGGATAATTATTCGCCACTGATCGCCCAATTTTATTGTTCTGTTACCCTCAGAAAGTCAATCTATCTGATACCCAGCCCGATATCAATTGCGTCTTGTAGTCTGCGGTTGTGTGCTGTACCTTCGCTGTGAGGGTGACAATAATAAGGAGCGATCTATGCCTCAGCAAAATCCCATGGTGGTGGTCGAGCAGGCCATCGCCCATGTCCAGCCAGCCTTCGAGAAAATTGCCCAGCCGATGGGCAACCTGGTCCGCTACCAGGAGGAGGCTGGATACGCCCTCCAGGCCATGCGACGTAGCCCCTACATGCAGCGTTGCATCCCCCAGACCATAGAGGACGCCGTCGTAAATGTCGCGGCTATCGGCCTCTCGTTGAACCCAGTGCTGCAGCACGGCTTCCTTATCCCCCGAAGGCAAGGCAACCATGTGATCTGCTGCTTCGACCCGGGCTACCGAGGACTGATCAAGCTCGCGACAGACGGCGGCCTCGTCACCCTGGTGCAGGCTGCGGCCGTCTACGAGGAGGAGGAGCGGCTCGGCAATTTCAAGCTGACCCGCGGCACCAGTCCAAGCGTCCTGCACAACACGGATCCGCTGATGAAGATCGAGGACATGGGCGAGATCATCGGCGCCTACTGCATCGCGCATGTGAAACACGCTCCAGTGCCGCACGTAACCTGGATGCCCATCGATGACATCATGAAGGCGGCCGAGAAATCCGAGGCCTACAATCCCCGAGACAAGAGCAAGAAACCGAGCGGCCCGTGGGTCACCGACTTCCAGGAGATGTGCGTCAAGACCGCCATCAAGAGAGGCCGCAAGCAGTGGCCTGGTGGCAACGAGCGGCTGGACCGCGCCATCCATCTGTCCAATGTCGCCGAGCAATACAAGGACCCAGACGAGTCGGCGCCGATCGTCGGCGAGGCAGTCGAACTGATCGACAAGGAACAGGCCGCCCAGTTGCGTGTGCTGTGCAAGCGCGCCCACATGCGCGTCGCCAGGGTCTACGAGAAATTCGAATGTCGGGTGATGGAGGAACTGCCGGCCGCCAAGGGCGCGGAATGCCACGACCTGCTGCTGCAGGCGGTGGCTCACTACGATGTGAAGCATGCCGGCAAGGGCGACGAGATCTACGCCTCGGACTACGGCCTGACCTTCCGCGAACTTGAGGACATCGGTGCCACATACCAGACTGAGGCCAGCCTGAGAGAGAAGCGCGATGGGTAAATTCGGAGCGCTTGAAGACAAACAACGAACCGTTGAGTGGTTCGCCACGCGCATGGGACACATCACCGGGTCGCAGCGGATCGGCACATTCATGTCGAACCTCGGCAACCCGCATACGCTGAACCGCCTGCTGGATGAACTCGCCGACGAGTTAACCTGGTCGGACCAGCAGATCGCAGATCAGTTTGAGAAAGAGCAGGCCGATGCCAACGAGTTCATGCGCTGGGGGTCTGCTCACGAGCTTGACGCTGCGAAGACCTACCAGATGGTGAACAACTCCGACATCGTTTACTCGCCCGGCTTCAGAGAACATCCGAGGTGGCCATGCTTCGGCGTCTCACAGGATTTCATCGACACCACCAACAACTGGTGCGGTGAGATAAAATGCCCTGGCAAAGAAGGCAACCACGCCAAGACCATTCAGTACGGCATGGGCAAGTGGCATGTCGACCAGACGCAGTTGCAACTGGAATGTACGCCAGAAGCGGACATGCTGATCTTCGTGAGCTATGACCCGCGGCACCCAGTGAAGAAGGATGTGCTGTACCAGCAACTGCAGCGCCGGAACGACGAGTGGGTTGGCAAGTTCAGATCCAAGGCGGGGGAGTTCTATGAGCATCTCAGGGCAGGGACCAGGTTCCAACACGCGGTCGTCCAAAACGCAGAGGGAGTCCCTCAGCTATTTTAAGAATCTCAGGCCGATGACCATCGCCCAGGAAGCGGCATTCCGCGCAAGCAGAATCGACACGGACGCCAAGAACACGGAGGCCTACATCACTTGGAAATATCGAATGAGGAATTATAAAAATGAGCCAAGAATTGATTGTGTCGACAGCCTCCCTGGCAGTGACGATCACGGACCTGCAGACAAAAGCGAATGACCTGCTCGAGCAAGCCGGCAGGGCAGAAATCACAGAGCGAAAACAATACGAGAACGGAACCGACTTCCGCAAGGTCGTGTCTGGAATTAAGAAGCGACTCGAGGACCAGCGCAAGGACCTTGTGGATCCGTACGGCAAACGGGTGCGCTCTATCAATTCCGAGTTCAAAAAGGTACGAGACATCCTCGAGATGGCCGACGACCAGGTCAAAGGAAAGATGACGATCTGGCACAACGTCGAAGAGAAAAGGCAGCGAGAGCTACAAGAACAACAACGAAAAGAACAGGAGGAAGCGGCTCTCGCTGCCGCCGAGAAGGCCGAGGAGTCCGGCGATGCCGCAACCTCGGAGGCGATCCTCAACATGGCATCGGAGATTCCCGAGCCAGAGGCCAAGCCAACGATCGGCCGCGGCGAACTCACCGGGGCGGCGAGTGTCGCCAGCAAGATATGGACTGCGGAGGTCCGTGACCTCAAGCTTCTCTTGCAAGCGATTATCAGGGGCGATGTGTCTGATATCTTAATCGAGTTCCCGAAGTCCCGTCTCAATGCCCTTGCCAGGGAATGGCATGAACAGCATCCCGAGCTCGACGAGATCAACAAGTACGGCATCACTGTCAAGGGCGAGACCAGGCTGTCAGTCAGATGACCGAGGGCGCGCTCCGAGTGATGAAGGTGCCAGTACCGAACTCAAAGCACTTCGCCATCCGAGTGAAAGGTCACCTGGTCGATTGCCTGGAGTTCGATGCCCAGGTCTTCCAAGACTCTGGGATCGTCCTGGCGAAAGGTCAGCAGCAAGCGAAGGTCGCCGTCTTCGTATGGTGCCTGATCATCGAGACTGAGCAGGAAGAGACGCACGAATTTGTCATGGTCAACACAGGCGAAGACTTCCCGATGATGGACGCCGACATCAAGTATGTGGCCAGCGCCAGGGTACCGACTCCAGCCGGCGACCATGAACTGCATCTGTTCCATGCCGGCATCAACGAAGAGATGGCGAAATTAGATATTCCGTTTCCGGAGGGAGCAAAGAACGATGGGTAGCCTGAACAAAGCAATGATCATCGGGTACCTGGGCAACGACCCAGATGTCCGTTACATGCCGAGCGGCGAAGCCGCGGCGAACTTCAGCGTGGCGACCACCGCCCGGTGGAAAGACAAGCAGAGCGGCGAGCAGAAAGAAGCCACCGAGTGGCACCGCTGCGTGGCCTTCGGCAAGAACGCCGACACCATCGCCAAGCACCTGAAGAAAGGATCACAGGTCTACGTCGAGGGCGAGCTCAGGACTAACAAGTGGGAGGACAAGGATGGCGTCACCAGGTACACGACCGAGATTCGGGTGATGCGATTCAGTTTCCTTGATCGCAAGGGAGACAGCGGCCGCCCTTCGCATCCCGCAGATTCGAATGCCCAGTCTGCGGGGACCAAGAAGCCACCGCCAGCGGATGCAGGGTCTGCGGGAGCGGCCCCGACGGGTGACCCCAATGATCCTGGTCCGGGCGAGGAAGACTTCGACGACGACATCCCATTCTGATGGCTGACCCGACTGCAGGGCCGACCGACTGGGACGACGAGAAGCCCCTGGACCCGCTGCTGGTTGATGTCCTTAAGGGACTCAACGAGCCGAACACCATCCTGTTCACGGCACGACCGGGCCACGCTGGCGCGCTCATGAGCGGACCCTGGTTCGACACGCGAAAGATTCCACCGAAGTGGATCCAGGGTCTGGTCAGGAAAGCACTCATTGCCCCGCTCGGTAGCGGCAGCAGCAGCAAGGTCGCATGCATGGGCTGGATTCAATACGTGCTGACGCACGAGGGCAAGCAGATGCTGAAGCGAGACGGCCGGTGATCCTGGTCCTGAAGTCCACGAGCAAAAAGTCAGGCGAGCCATGGATCATGGAAGCCCAGGACGGCGAGATCAAAATTCAGGTGCGCGGAAAAGGCACGACCTACATGAGCATCGAGATTAAGAACGAGTGGCGCCAGTACGAACTGCGCATTGAGCCACCAGACATCAAACAGGTGCAGGCATCCTGCGAGAAATTCATTAAGGATCTCAAGGAGCAGGGATGGGATTTGTAGTCGACGAGCTATTCGCATTTGTGTCGATCGATGAAGACGGCGACGAGGGTGTGATCGCAGTGCAACTGACAACGAGCGACACGATGATGCCGCTAGTTGCCGCCGACTTGATGCGCGTCCAGGAAATGATTCCATTCGCCGAGGCGATCCGCGAACAGACTGGACACACATACAAGCTGAAACATTTCACGCTACTTGGAGAGGTCAGCGATGAATACCTCGAGCAATTCACCGAACCACCCGAAGCTGCCGAAGATGATCAACGGGATGAGGTGGCACACGAACAAAAACCTAACGGTCGCCGGGGAGGCAACGGAAGTGGGGAGGACATTTCGTGATCGCTGGTTCACCTGGCCGTGGCGGCCATGGGTCAAGACCTGGATGTACGTGCCGCAGATACCAGACCCGCATCTCTATAGATTGCAGGACGACTTGAATGGCCAGTGCCTGGTCGCCCACCCGGAAACCATGAAAAAAATAATCGCCACATTGGAGGCCGACAACGATGGCCGATGAAGAAGACTCCCTCGAGGGAATCCTGAAGCAGGTAATCATGGATCACAGGGACAGCGAGATCGACGGCGTCCTGGTCTTCGTGTTCGTTGACGGTGAGGCCACCGTCTACAACTCCGGCATCAAGGACGAGATCGTCAACCAGCTGGCCGAAGTTATGGCAGTGCAGCACTGAGGAATAAAAATGAAAGCAATTATCTACGACTGCGAAATCAAGAACGCGATACCCGACAAGAACGAACCGCTCCGGCCGAACATCAATTACTGCAAAGGCTGGCAAGACCACCTGGGTATGGGCATCTCGGTCATCGGCGTGTTCGATTACCACGTCGGCCAGAACAGAATCTTTTGCGAGGACAACCTGTCGGACTTCGCCGCCCTGGTGGATGACTCCGACCATGTCATCGGCTTCAATCACATCCACTTCGACAACAAACTGGTCGGCGCCCATGGCATCGAGTTCGATCCTCGGAAGGACTGGGATTTGTTTGTCGAGGCGAAGGAGGCTGCCGGTGCTGGAAAGTACGACAAAGGATACAAGCTTGATGACTTCGTGGCCGTCAACTTCAAGATCACCAAGAAGCAGAGCGGCGGCATGGCCCCCATCCTGTGGCAGCAAGGCAAGATAGGGCAGGTGATCGACTACTGCCTGACCGATATCTGGCTGACCAAGAAGTGTATAGACCACATCGTCGACACCCGCACAGCAACAGAATCGGGGTGGCTTTTAGATCCGAGAACTGGTCGCCGATTATCGTTAAATCCGCCCTTGTAGATGTAGTGTTGTTGTGGTAAAAATGATCAGGAAATATGCGGGATAGGGGTTGGAAACGGCCTGTGAATTACGCTGTTCCCCGAAAGCCATTCCCGCATTTCCATTCAAAATTGAGGGTAACGAAATGGTCAGGAAACTAAACGCGCTATTCATCCTGGTGTCACTCGGGTTCGCTGCTTATGCGGCCGACCAGGGCCAGCCGCCAGTCTCCCCGGTCCGGGGCTTCGCCGGCTACGAGTACGGCTCCGGCATCAAAGGCATCGCCAATGACATGAAGTCCGAGGGCTACACGCTCATCGATCACACTGACTCGGCGCTCTGGTATAGCTCCTCGTTTCTGGGGATCGACTGCGAGCTTGGCTACGTCTTCACCAATAACCTGTTGGTCGGCGGTTCCTTCATTCTGAAGTCAGCCACCGAGAGAGACTTCGCCAAGGTCAGCAGCCATCTCAATCAGGTCTACGGAACCACATCCAATATTGAAATCAAGGAAGGCGGCGTCGTCGTCGCGACTATCGATGCACCAGACAGCGCGATCACACACGCGCTGAACTTGAATCAGAACACCCACGAGGTCACCTATATCCACGAGGAATAACATGAGCGGAAAGAAAGAGATTGATTGGAAGGGCGCACCGCCGCCGCCAACGCATGGCCGTTATTCGCCATACCCATTTAGAAATTGGAAAGTTGGAGATACCGAGGCGTTTCCGATCGATGAACACGATCAGATTCGAAACGCCGTCGGTAACCTGAACCGAAATAAAAAGCGGCGTTTCCGATACGCCACAGTAGAAGAGCGAGGTCGTCAGCGCATCAGAGTTTGGCGAGTCAAATAACTAAAACGGAGAGCGATATGCAATTCAATGTGACCCGCACTAGTGCGGAATTCAGAGTCATCAACGTACGCAAGGAACGTCGTGGCAAAGACGAGACAGTCGAAGCCGAAGATATTCCCTTCACAATTCTTGGCGGTCCAGACCTTCTGGACATGCTTTTTCCGCACGAGGTAGACGAGCAGGCACTCTCCAGGTGCCTGTTTAGCGAGCAGGGGCATGTCACTATCCCGACCCTGAAGCTTGCCTCTAAGCGTAAGCCAGAGGGTCTGACCGTCAAGATTTACGACGGCCCGAAAGATCAGTGCATCGAACTCAAGGGCTGCCGACTAACGCCGCCAGAAGTAACAATCGGTACACCCTACCAGGTAACGGTGGATGCCAAGATTCAGATTTCGGAACCGACCGACGACACCATGAACAGACTGCGCCGACTTATGGACGAGACGGCAGAGATTGAAATTGAGTCTGAGAACAGGGACCTGTTCGATGGCTCCGACGAAGAGGATATGGATGTCGAGGTCGATGGAGATTAAGCAAAAGATCAAACGGCAATACCTCGTCACGTTCGACGAGCAGGAGGCCCAGGACATCTGGGCTTTCCTTGAGGGTTTACAAGAGAGTGACTACGAGATGCCATTCCAACGCAACCGGGTGATCGAACCCGAGCGTCAGGCGGCAATCATGAAAGCTATGTCGAATCTGCGGGAGGCTCTGACGGCTGTCCCCGCTGCTCGTTCAGAAGACGACACTCGGCATTTGTAGCCCACTCTTTTTCCAGTGTGATCGCCAGCCCCTCAGCCCAATCGTCAAGTTGCCCCACGGGTAACCTGCCCTCTGACGAGAAAGGCTGTGGGGGTTGGTGATCCTTGAAGCACTTGTCGGGCATCTTCTCCCGCACCGCAACCTCGACGTCACGTATCTCCGTCTCCACCAAGGGTGGCGGCGCGCTGGCGCAACTCAGTAGCCCAGTCAGGACAAAT